TGCAGATTACTTATTTAGAAAAATTAAAATGAATTACTTGAATGTCGATAAAGCTCCAACGGTTCATTAATGAAAGTCACAATACCTTATACGCCAAGGAAGCAACAAGCTTTCATACATACAGAATTAGACAAACATAGATTTTCAGTTTTATGTTGTCATCGTAGGTTTGGCAAAACAGTGATGCTTATAAATCACTTAATTAAATGTTGTCTGATGAATAAAAATCATCAACCAAGATTTGCCTACATAGCACCAACATATTCTCAAGCAAAAAAGATAGCTTGGGATTATTTAAAATTTTATACAAAAGGTTTGCCAAATACTAAGTATAATGAAACAGAATTAAGATGCGATTTTTTTAATGGTTCTCGTATCACTTTGCTAAGCTCAGAAAATCCTGACAGCATCCGTGGAATTTATTTAGACGGAGTTGTTTGTGATGAGGCTTCGCAGATTAGCCGTGAGCTGATTGATGAAGTGATTAGACCTGCAATAGCTGATCGAAAAGGCTGGATGTCTTTATGCTCAACGCCTAAAGGTATGAACAATATCTTTTATGATATGTACTTAAAGGCTCAGCAAGAGAAAGACTGGTTTTTATATAAAGCTAAAGCAAGTGAGACTAACCTAGTTGATAAAGAAGAATTAGATGCTGCTTTTAAAGTTATGGGAGCTGCAACTTACAATCAAGAATTTGAGTGTAGCTTTATCGGAAATGTTAGAGGATCTATTTATGGTGAGCTTATTTCAAAATTAGAAGATGAGAAACGCATTGCTAGAGTACCTTACGATCCCAGCTATCCTGTTAATACCGCTTGGGATATTGGTTTTAATGATAGTACCGCTATTTTGTTTTATCAAAATATTGGACACGCTATTAATATTATTGACTGCTACGAGAACAATAATAAAGCGTTTCCTTTTTACGCTCAGGTCCTCAAAGAGAAAGATTATATATACGGTGAAAACATTGGACCGCACGATTTGGAACAAACAGACTTCTCAACAGGTAAAACAAGAAGAGAAGTAGCTTACCAATTAGGATTAAAATTTAAGATTGCGCCAAAGCTCAGTATCGAGGATGGTATTCACGCAGTTAAAATGCTGCTTCCTAGATGCTATATCGACGTAGATAACTGCACAAAGTTTATAAATGCTCTTCGACATTATCATCGAAAGTATAAAGAAAAAGATCGTTTATATTCTGCTAAACCTAACCACGACTGGTCGAGCCATTTTAACGATGCGCTTCGAACTTTAGCGACAGGTTTAGAAAATGAAAAATTTATTAACATCAAACTAAGACAAACTGAATACGATAAAGGATTTAAGATATGAGTTTTTTAATGCCAAAAATTTCTATACCACCACCACCAAAATTGGAAATGCCTGACGATAGCAAAGTTCCAAATTTAGAGGATGAGGCTAGACGACAACAAGAAGCTGAAGATATGCGTAGAAGGCAAAGTAATAGAAAAGGTCGAAGATCTACTATTCTAACTACACCTGACTACGAAGAGACTGCAGCAACAACAGATAAACCAACATTACTAGGAGGCTAATTATGGGCGGATTTATGGGCGGCAATCGAGACGATGGTTCAGCAAGAAGAGAAGCAGAACGTCAAAGGCAAGAAGCTGATCGAAGAAGAAGAGAAGCTGAAGCTGAACAAAGACGATTGACAAAAGAAAAAGATGACATTGAGAGATATAGACTTTCTTCAAAGAGACGAGGAAGAATGGGAACTATCCTTACATCATCTGAAGGTCTTGCAGACGAAGAAATTAAGAAAACTTTATTAGGCGGATAATGCAATCAGACGAATTTAAAAAATTGGCTCAAGAACTAAAGTCAAACCTATCTAGGCTTATGGATAAGCGATCAACTTGGGAAAGCCATTGGCAAGAGTGCGCAGACTATATGCAACCTAGAAAAGCAGAGATCACAAAAGAACGAGCAAGAGGCGACAAACGTAATATACAAATTTTTGATGCAACGGCTATTCACGCTCTAGAACTATTGGCAGCATCTTTGCAAGGTATGTTGACTAGCTCAGCAAATCGTTGGTTTGCTATGAGATATAAAGAAAATGTTCTTAACGAAAGTGATGAGGCAAAAGAATGGTTAGAAGATTCTACAGATAAAATGTATCTAGCATTTGGAAGATCTAACTTTCAACAAGAAGTGTTCGAAACATATCACGATTTAATTACGTTTGGAACTTCTTGCTTAATGATCGAAGAAGATGAAAACGATATTGTAAGATTTTCTTCAAGACATATTAAAGAATTTTATATCCAAGAAAACAAAAGAGGTTTTGTTGATACTGTTTATAGAAGATTTAAAATGCCAGTTGGAGCAGCTGTAGATAAGTTTGGTTTAGAAAATTTTAGCAGAGAGATAGTTTCATTATTTAAAAAAGAACCTTTTGAAGAAGTTGAACTTGTTCACGTTGTTAGACCTAGATCTATCTATAATGAAAATAAATTAGATAAAAAGAATATGCCTTTTCAAAGTGTATATTTTGAATATGGCTCAGGACACATAATTAATATCGGCGGATTTAACGAAATGCCTTATGTTGTTCCAAGATATTTAAAAGCTTCAACAGAAATTTACGGAAGATCGCCAGCGATGAATGCGCTGCCTGATGTAAAAGTTTTAAATAAGATGGTTGAAACTGCTATGAAAGCAGCTGCTAAGCAAGTAGATCCACCATTATTAGTTCCTGATGATAGTATGCTTTCACCAATTAGAATGTCAGCTGGTTCATTAAATTATTATAGAAGCGGCTCAAGAGATCGAATAGAGCCTCTAAATATTGGTCAACAAACATCAGTCACTTTAAATCAAGAAAATCAAAGAAGAGAAGCTATCGCAAAAACTTTTCATATTGATCAGCTTTTAGTTCAAGCAAATAGAACTATGACTGCAACTGAAGTTCTTCAAAGAAACGAAGAGAAGATGAGAATACTTGGTCCTGCTTTAGCAAGACTACAACAAGAATTACTTCAGCCAATGATCTTAAGAGTATTTAATATAATGCTTAGAAATAAAATGTTTAGACAAGCACCTGAAATCCTTGCTAATCAAGAAGTTGATATTGAGTATGTATCACCTATGGCTTTGGCTCAAAAAGGACAAGAGCTTCAATCTTTAATGAGAGGTTTAGAATTATTTGGTCAGATAGGTCAGATAGCTCCAGTTCAAGATTACATTGATGAAGAAGGATTAATAAAACAAATTATTAGAATAACTGGATTACCAGCTAGAATGATTAAGTCTGACAAAGAAGTAAAAATGATTAGAGAGCAAAGAGCAGCAGCTCAAGCTCAGCAAGCTCAAATGATGCAGGCAATGCAAGAAGCAAAAGTTGCTAAAGATGCAGCTCCTCTAGTTAAAGAATTACAAAATGCAGGACAATAAAAAATTAAAAGAACTGATCAGTAATTATAAAACTTGTTTTAATACTGATACAGGAAAAATGGTTTTAGAAGATCTTAAAAAAAGATCACACTTCTATAATACAACGCACGTTAAAGGTGATAGTCACGAAAGCGCTTTTTACGAAGGACAAAGATCCTTAGTTGTTTTTATGGAAAATTTAATCAATCACAAAGAATAACTTAAGGAGTTATAAATGGACAATCAGACAACTGCTCCAGTGGAGCAATCTGAGCAACCGACGAATGTTGCTCAACAACCTGAGACAACATCTGAGGTTAAAGAAACTGTTTTAGCTGAAGCTACTACAGAACAAAAAGAAGCTGAACCAAAGGTAATTAATTTTAAAGAAGTAATACCTGAGAAGTATAAAGATGAGAAAGCTTTAGCGAATTTTACCAGTATGGATGATTTCGTTAAATCTTATCTTTCAGCTCAAAGATTAGTTGGCGCTAATAAAGTTGCTATACCAAATAAAATGGCAACAGATGAAGATTGGGAAGAGGTTTATTCTAAATTAGGACGACCTGCTAAACCTGAAGATTATAAATATTCTTTTAGCGAAGAAGAAATTAACGCTGACCAACTTAAAAATTTTAACGAGACTGCGCATAGAATTGGATTATTACCTAAGCAAGCAGAACGTATCATTAAGTTTTATAATGAAATGAATACGCAGGCTGAAGTAGATAATCAAAAATTGTTTGAATCAAAACAAACTGAAGCTATGACAGATCTTAAAAAAGAGTTTGGACCAACTTATACAAAGAGATTGGACCAAGCTAAAAAACTTGCAACAGAAACTTTAGGAAACGAAATGCTTAATAATACGGTTCTTAAAGACGGAACAAGACTAGGTGATAGTGTTGAGGTAATTAAAGCCTTTTCAATGCTTGCTGATAAATTATCTGAAGATGAGATAATTAAAGGCGAAGGTACTGGTTATCAAACTGCAAGTGATATTGAAAAAGAAATATCTGAGTTGACTGAGGACGGATCACCTTATTGGAATAAGACACATCCTAATCACGTTAAAACTGTTGATAGAGTATTCAAATTAAGAGAGCAGCTAAATGGCTAACGAAAAATTTGAACCAACAGAGAATATTTCAGATATTGAAATCAGATTAGAATGTTTAAGACTTGCTACAGAGTTTGGACCTGAGTACGAAAGAAAAGATCCTCTTGATGTAGCAACTAAATATTTTAACTGGGTAAAACAGATTTCAAGCGATAATCGCAAGACCGCTAGAAAAAAAGTCTAATTGCAGACTATAAACGCAAAGTCGAGATCCGTTTATACGGAAAATCAAAACGATTAAATCAATCAACCAATAGAGGAGGAACTTATTATGAGTTCTCAAATAACTACTGCATTTGTTCAACAGTATTCGAACAACGTGCAAATGCTTAGCCAGCAAAAAGGCTCTCTTCTACGAAATAGTGTTGATGCGGAAACTATCGTTGGGAAGCACGCGTTCTTTGAACAAGTCGGATCTGCCGTTGCGCAGAAAAGAGTTTCAAGACACGGTGATACTCCTCAACTAGATACGCCTCACGCAAGACGTAGAGTGTCTATGGTAGATTATGAGTATGCAGATTTGATCGACAAACAAGATCAGGTCAGAACTCTGATCGATCCAACATCTTCATATGCTCAAGCTGCAGCTTTCGCTTTAGGCAGAGCAATGGACGATGAAATAATCGCTGCTATCAGTGGTAATGCGTTCGCAGGTGAAACAGGTTCAACAACTGTTCCACTAGGAGCTGGACAAAAAATTACTGAAAGCGGTACAGACGGATTAACAATTGCAAAATTAAGAGAAGCTAAAGAAAAATTCGATAGCGCCTCTGTTGATCCTTCAATTCCGAGATACATCGTTGTTGGTCCAAAACAAATTTCTGATTTGTTAGGAACAACTCAAGTGACATCTTCGGATTTCAATACAGTTAAAGC